TTGTTAGCAGGAATCTCAATACCAAGGCTAAAATCAAATGTGCCTGCTGTGTCATTGGCAACACCTGGATAATCATATCCAGTACTATCGTAAGGTTCAACAAGTGTGAGTCCAGTGGTCACTGGACCAACAAATACCAAAGTTAGTGGATCTTGTTGTGATGTGTCGTTCCAGCTGGTAATTGCAATTTGATCTCCTATGTTTAACGTAGGAACTACTAGCAATCTGTTAGGCGATCCTATTGCCACAGTGTATTGTGCAATAGTACTAACTGATATTAAAATTTGTGCGCCGTCAGCTGGTGCTGTAAAAAATACAACTTGTCGTCCTGGGGTATTACTACCGTCATAGTTGGTAACATAATAATTGCCGGTCACACTACCATAGTTTTGCACTTGTAAAACATTATCTACCCACACTTGAATATCGGTATAGGCGTTGATAACAGATTGTGGATACTTACCACGTTGCGGCAACCCAAAACTACTGCTAGTGCCATCTCCAGTCCATTCAATTCCCTCAGGAGGTTGTAAACGTTTGCCATTTATTGTGACCACTAGATTGGCTACATTGGTACCTTGCATGCTGTTGTCAAGGTTAATGCTATTGGTTAATACATCAGACTGAGTTATAGTGCGATACTGTGTTGTTGCTGTGCTCCAACTATGTTGAGGATTTTCAAAGCCCATTGCAGTAATAGATATGCCGTCGCCTACACCGTAAGTGGCAGGTAATGCAACCAACGACTGTGTAGTAGGCACAAATTCATCCCAGTACAACACATCATCTATTAAAGTTCCTGCTGGCACTGCTTGTAAGGCTCTATAATATGATCCTGAACTGTTTACAATAGTTTGTTGTGCGTAGGCAGTTTGATAACTCCAATCTTCACTTTCAATGTACGCAGTCCAAGTTGCACCTGCAACATTTGTGCCATTTGCAAATAAAACTAATTCATAAATTTCATCAGCATTTACAGGAATTATTACGGAATTGCCTACTTCTGGTCCAGTATAGTTGCCACGGAACAGCTGATTGCCGCCGCCCATTTCATAAGCAGCAATATTAATAACATTGTCCACAGCGATACCACCACCCGGCACAGCTATAAGAGTTTGATTTTCCCAGTCTACAACATAATCTATACCCGGGGTGAGATCTGTGTCTGTAGACTCATTGGATACTTCAATGTTGACAGGATTTTGTACTAGATTGCTCCAATCCAATGCTGAATTATCATACACATAGTTGTATGAACCTATAGCAAATCCGTGGCCTTGGCCAAGCCAGTCTGCACCTGGACGAGTGTACACTCGGAAGTCCAATGTGTCATATTCTGATCCATTCACTAACTCTTCTGGAGCATGTCCCTCATATGGTCCAATAAATTCACCGCCATCAACATTGATATCTGTTGGACGTAATCCAAGATATTGGTCAGTAAAGCTGCTGGCATAGGTAGCATCTATCGGTTCTGGCACATCTGCAATCATGGTACCGGTAGCAGTAGTTAATGCAACAGTTAACCCATCAGGTGCAAGAGCAACAGTGAACTGTGTGGAATTAACAATACTGTTGACATAGTAAACTGTGCCAGCTACAATACTTCCGAACACAGTGCCATAAAAACGTATGGGATCGCCAACAGCTAATCTTACTGTTTGAACACAGGTAATTTGATTTGTATTTGCAGTGGTAGCAGTACATACCAGAGTAGGGCTTGCTGGTGCGCTGCCTAGGAAGTAGTCACCCCACACTTGCACACCTGGATAGCTGGTGCCGTCAACTAGTAATTGCAAATCTAAGCCAAGTTCGTTAACTCCTGGCACATAAAATCCCATGGTACGGTTTACACCACTTAGTGTGGCTGCATCAATTTCAATCCAGTCTTCGAGATTAAATGTTGGACCAATTACAGCACTGCTGCCATCGGCGCTGTTGGCTTGCCACACACGATTGTCATAACGAACCAAAGTACCATTTTCGTATGTGCCATCTGCACTCCACGTCAGCACAGATGTTTGATATTGATAACGATCGTATTTGATAACAGTACGGAAACTGCGCACAAGTCCGTTGGTCATCACAGGATAAGCTGCAACACCTGTTCCATTACCACCAGTAAACATCACAGTCGGAGTTGATCGGTAGCCCTCGCCTGAATTGATCAATGTTATGGATACAATGTTACCCAATGAATTAACAACTGCGGTAGCCACTGCGCCGGAACCAGTGTCACCATCTGCTGGCACAATTGTTATTGTGGGCGCAATGGTATATCCTGTGCCCGGGTTGGTCACGGTAATAGAGTCTACATGTAACAAATAATTGTTAAACCATTGACTATATGGCCAATCTGCCCAAAGTGTAGCATTAGAAGCAGTGTCACTAAGTGTGTTAAACGCTTGGGCAGTAGCATGCTGATATGGTAACAAAATTGGACTTATATATTCAGGTATGGTCAAATTTGTGTTGTAGTATGCTGGCAAATCAAAGTCGTTGACACTGCCTAGATAATCATCTGCGCCGTCATATGTCAAATTGAACTCTCGAACTTGCACGTGATATGGTTTAACTTCTTGAAGATAATCACTCACAAAATCTTGATTGTCGCGAATGTAATTTTGATACGGTACTAAATCTCTAACTTTATGTTGCACATCAATCAGGCTGGTCTTAATCAACCATTCTGGAGCCAGTAGTTCGCTTAGGATAAAGTTAAACATCAGTGTAAGCGATTTGTTTCGTTCAATCTTTAGCTCATCAACAAACAATTCTTCATTGATAGCTTGTATAATTTTGCGAGTTTCAATTATTGGTTCCTGGTCAAAGTATTGTGCATCAAAAACCTCAACGTCAAATCCAAATTTGCCCAAGGCATAATTATAAATTTCAGCAGAAATTTCAATGGTGCCATCTTCAAGCGCCACACGATCCCACCCTGTATCTGTGCGCAAGTAAATTTCAAATTTGCCTTGTGCATTGGCAGTTACCCTAACACTTGATCCAATAGGCACAGTCAATGTAGCCAATGTAGCATAGTTTGGCACCTGCGTTGTAATAGGCGAACTGGGATTGTACCCTGGCTTGTACCAATTGATATAACTCCAATATTGCCGTGTGTCATAATTTTGTACACGAGCCAATACCAGTTTTCTCACTATTGGCAAAACATTAGTGTCCTGCACTTCATTGATGGTCCATAGTCCACGATTCAATTCATTGGTGACCACAAGATATTTGTATCCCAATGGCACAGCGTCGATATTTTGGAACCCCAAAATTTCCAAATTGGCCACACGCATGTTCCAATTTGTGTATGATGCTACACCAGTGCCAGAGCCGTTTCCTGTGGCAACAAACACCACACCCACTGTGTTGCTGGATGCCCCAATCAAAGTAAAATTAGTTGACCCAAGAGTGTTGATTGTGTATGTTTGTCCTACAGAAAACTCGCCAGCATTAACCAACTCAACCGATTCTGGTTCTGGTTCTGCACTGTTTAACAGTGTAAAACTTCTGCTTTCTGTAATAGGATATAGTGCAAACACAGCATTAGCACGTTGGATATAATTTTTTAGCGCAAGAAATCGATCCACAAACATACTTTGACGCGGTCGAAATTGCACGCCATAACGCTGAGCATAATTAAGACTTATATCAGGTACTTGATTACCAAATGTGTCTACTCCACATAAACTGTCTTGTAGCTTGCGATATAAATTATCACTCAAGAAAGCATCTGGTTGACCTTGTGCAATTAACTCATACTCGGTGTGAACATTGGCATCTGTGAGCGATTGATCAAACTCCACACTGATAATAGTGTCTGCGGCTGCAATATAATCTAACCCATTGTAGATTGCAATGGTACTGGAATTAATTGGAGCAATGTAACTGATGCCGCTTGCTTTGGGCTCTTGAATGTACGAAGCCACGGTGGCAATGCTAAGAGTTTTACCCAATTGAGATGCAGTTACAGTTAGTCCTTGCACCCAGAAATAATACTCAGTTACAAAAGTTCCAGATTGATTTAATCGACTACTTACCACGTAACTATTGACACTGTATGGTGTGCCAGCCCCTGTATAGCTTCCAGGTGGCACTGAACTTGAGATCCATTGATAAACGTCAACTCTACTGCCCGGGAACACCTGTCCCCAACGACGGCTGGCGTAAGTTGGATTGTCTTGGTTGGGATCAATGAATCTTACAGTGCTGATATCCCACCAAACTTCTCCAACGTGTGAAGTGCTCCAAGTGTCGCCACGATTGTTTACTGGACCAACGTTATAAGCAGCAGGATCAATTGCACTGATAAAATCTATGTTTTCTTGAGCAGCGCCTAATACTTTTCCTTGCAATGGATCAAAGAAATCAAAGAATTGGCTCTTGGCAGAAGAAATTCTATCATACATGTACACACTGGTCAACAGTCGTATGTCAACCACCGGTTGTTGAATAGCAATTGGTTGCCATGCAAGACGTCTTGAGGAATTTTCAAATATATAGGCAGCGCCAAAATTACCAAGTGTACTGTCTTCAAAATCTTCGCCTGGTGCTGTGGCAACAAGCACTCCAGAATTGTAACTTACTGCATAACCATATTGATCTAAGTAACTTACTGCATCAGTTTCGACTTGTTGCCCGAATACAAATTTACCTGGATTGGCCACGCTGAGACTGTTGCTGGGCAAATAGTCATATGTATATACTGCACCTGATTGGACCAATGATCGTGTAACATAAGAACCGTTTATCAGCACCATTACCACAGTACTAAAGAAAGAAGTAGAGTTGCCATCAAACGTGGTGCTAGGTTTTGCTGTTGTGGTGTCGTAATCAAACACCATTGGCGAATACAATGTGCCTTTAGGTGATCCAACCACAAGATTTATGGCAGTGTCATCTACAGCTACAGAATAACCAAATTGTGCAAACTCTGTTGGGCGTGGGCTGGCAATAGTTTGTGTGTATACAAATGTACTAAAGCCAAGCGCAGAGAACACTGTACCAACAGAACCTGGTGCCACTTGTAATTTGTTGCCTTCGAGAGCAGCATCAGTATTGGTTACAAAAATAGTCAAATATCCATCAGTGGAAACTACTGCGGTGGCATTAGGGGCACCTGTATTTGTGCCGGCTTCGCCACCATTGATAGCAGCAGCAAGGCCTGCAATCGTGTTGTTTGGACTGGCCGGAACTGCAATGTCAACATTGTTTACTCGCAAAGTTTGTCCAGCAGTTAGGCTAGGATTGGCAATGGTAGAAGAAATTGTACCATAACTTCTGGCCTGATTCACACTGCGTTCAACCACGCCACCTTTCCATACTATGCTGGAATCTTGCGGCGCACCCACATACAAACTACAGTTGTATGGACACAGGTCTAAACTTTGACCATAGTTGGTGTATTCAGCTACTGTGTTTTCTGTGATCAATTGCTGTTGAACAAACTGATTGATTTCAATTTCAATTACATCGCCCACAAACAAATCTTTGTTGATGGTAATGTTATTACCTGACACTGAGAATGTGTTGTCGGCGCCAACAATACTGTCTGTTTGATTGGTTAAGAATGCATTGTTGACTAACACACTAACCGGAGCTGACACTGTTCCTAACACAGTGTAAGTGTTAGAACTGTCATCCTGGCGAATGAATTTTTGTACGTTTCTGTCAACCACGTATACTGAACCAGCTTCAACTAATGTGTTGACTGTGTCATTAGAACATCCAATTATGACTTGACGCCCATCTGTGCTGCACTGAACGCTGGTACCAAATCTTGCACCAGCTATAACTGCCACCGACGGGGTGATTGTTCCAGCAAGTTCATAATAATATTGTGATGTCACACCAATGTCCGCACCGCCACTGGGTACATTATAGAATGTTAGTGTGCCAGCAGAGTATGTGTAGTCAATGCTAGGACGTTGTAACACACCGTCGACAGTGACTGAGAACGAGTAAATGTTGTCTACTGTAAACAAGTACTGTGACAATGAATATGTTGCACCGCTGGCAACAAATGATTTAAAAAAGTTTCTGGTAATATTAATAACACTACCAGCAGTAGGTATTGTGGTAAATGTCACTGTGGTAAAACTGGCATTGACCGTGTAATCTGTTGTGAGAGTTAACAACGCACCGTTTTTTGTTACAGTTATTTGATTGGCATTGTTAATTTGTATACTGTTGCTGATGTCGGCTGTGTTGCTACTGCCATCGGCTCTGTATTGTAAAAATTGATTGTCCCATTGTACCTGGCCGTATGCATAAACTGTGTTTAGTCCTGGAGCGCCAACATACAACCAACGCTCGTCAAGGCTCATGGCCACACTATATCCAAATTCTCCAGCCCCTGGGGTCGTAGTAGTGGTAGTACCTGGCAATGTCAACAACTGTGATTGTGTCCAAGGACTGGTATTAACTGCGCCTGCAGTTGGATCTCGCCACAGAACTACAGCATAACCATTGTCAGCTTGTGCGCCTGGACCAAGGCTGGCACTTGCTCCAGCAATTGCAAATGTTTGAGCACCAGCATCCACAGCATTACCGTACCCACGCAATCCTGTGGTATCCAATGTAAGAACAGTGTCTTGATCACTGATAGGACTGATTGGTATGTATTGATCACTATAATTTTTTACATACAGATAGACAGCACCTTTGGTAGTACCTGAACCAAAACCATAACGTGGACTACCCACAAATAGTGCTGCTCGGTTTGTGGCCTGTGCTACAGATGCTCCATATTGTTCTGTGGCATCAAGTAATACCGGTGCTAGTATCAACCGATCTGTAAATGGATTTTGTTTTTCCAATACTGCCCACAGTCCTTGACCATTGTGATCTACCCAAACTTTTGCACCTGGCAATATTTGTTGAGCGTACGGCAAATTTAATATGTCACTAGCTTGGTCCACCCGCATGGTTTTTAAAGTAAAGCCTATGCCTGTTCCGTCAACCACGGTGCGATCGCCTTCAAGATCCAATGCAACATTTACTGTGGTCAGGTTTGGTACACTTAATATTTTATAAACGCCATCAACTTCGGTATCAAAGAATCGTATGATCAAGTTATCACCAGTGGTTAATCCATGTTGTCCGCTGAATATAACTCTACTGGTCCCATTGAGGTTGTCGCAAACGTGTTGAATTGCACCAGGTACAGATTCTGCACGATAGATGTTCCAATCATAATTGTTTACTTTAGCAACCCAAACACTGGTTCCATCTATGATAGAATTAATATTGGCGCTAAGGCTTTCTGGATTAGATAAATCAAACACAGTGATATCAACATCATCAATATTGACATATCCTGCTGATGGTAAAGAAATGTCTGTTGGTAATGTAGTTGTAGTTGGCAACAGTTCAGTAGTGGTCAATGGAAAACTATTTTTCCACACATCTTGAAGTAAAATTTGTTGATCAGCAGTGCTTGACTCGCCTGGCACTACCACTTGTACCAAACTAGGATTGCTAGATAACAATGCGCGATTCAATCGCAAATCAAAGAAACTTCGATTGGCATTGGCACCATATACTCCGCGTTGGATTGCCCAGTTTTCGTAAATTTTGTAGTCAGCAGCTTCTTTGTTGAATTTGGCTTGGCCAAATAAATCAGTGCTGTTTTTAGTTCCTTTGGTTCCAAGAAACTCTCTGTAAATGTTAAGCTGACTGACATCATCAAGATTAAGCGCAGCCATATATTGTCTTGGTCTAAAGCCAATCAATCCATAACTCAACAAATCATTGTCAGCAATTAAATTGGCAGAATTAATGTTGTAGCTGTTGCTGAGTTGGTCAGCTTTGTTTGCCAAGTTGGCCAACAGCCCTTGTTCAATAAATGTGTAGTCACTTTGATTCCAATCATTATAATTGAACTTGGTGCTAGGTTGTACAATTGTGGCTGCGCTCCAGTATGCACCTTTGTATTTTACTATCTCGCCTTTGGCATAAGTTTTTAGGCCGGTCCAATTTGAGATATTGTTTTGATTTAATATAAAACCTGGTGCATTAACGCTACCGTCCCATTCTGTAGTGGTAGTTCCATTGATGTACAATCTACTTTGTCTAGATCCTGTAATGGGATTAAAAATCAAATCGCCAAACAGGCTGGCGTTGTCCAACACAATCATACTTTCAAAGCTGGTGTAACGCATGTCAATGAAACTTAAACTTTGATTGGTTAATGGTTGAACAGTAAAGGTATTATCAGCTCGCACAATGTTGAGATCACGTGTGGGAAAATCTTTGCGATTTTGATCTAGGATAACATTTTCCGCAGTTTGTGATGAAATGGTATCCACAACTGCTTGCTCTTTGAATACCGAAAGTCCCTGTGCCAATGGATTTAGATTAATCAAACTGCCAGTGCCCCAGCCCTGCTGACTCCAATACATGAACTCGTACACCATCTGTGACCAGGTCATCAAGTAGCCGTTGGTTTGATTGTTAAATTCAAAACCTTGTGATTCTAAAAACTTTCCATAACTCAATAAGAAGTTGGCCACAGCCGATTCGGTAGCAAACACAAATCCGTATGGGATCTGTGTGATATTTTGTGTGTAGTTTGCAGGCACCTGAATAGTCTTGCCGGCCACACTGTATGTTTCAAATTGTCCAACTGGAATGCTGGTAAATGTGTTAAAATATGGTCTAGCAGTGCTATATCCAAACACAGCCCATCCGCCATCCACAACTTGAATCACAACTGAACTGTAGATCAATCTGTCAAATGGTTGATTCTTGTATACCAACAGTTGATAACTCTCTGGCGGAATTTGCAAAGAAGCGTTGGTTGAATTGGGGCTGGACTTTTCAGTATAAATTTTCAAATACTGTTTGTCAGAGAACGAAGCCATTCTATAGCACAGTCGCACGTCAAGGTTTTGCAAATCTGTTTCTAATGCCACAGTGCTATTGGTACCTGTGATGCGATTGTAATCCACAATCCAGTTGATGTAACTGGCTTTACTAGTGCCGTCGCCATACACCTGCACGCCGTTGGCATCTAGTCTGTAACGACCATTATACAAGTACTGATCAAATTCTGTACTGTATTTGTACAAGTCTCTATCAGCAAACAACGCAAAGAATTTTGCCGGGCGAGTGAGTGCCAGCAGGCGCATGGCAGCAAATGGATAGTCACTGGAATTCCACCACGAAGCTTCTACTGGGCCGCCATCGCCGGGGGTCCAGCTCTTTTGGAATGCTTGTGCATTGTATCCGCCCACCACTGAATCTATTGGTGGCAGCAATGCACCAGCGGCATCAGTTGGCAGTACAGAAGTCAGTCCAGGTCTTGCATAGGCTGGCAATATGTATGCGCCTACTGGATCTCTCACAAGACCAAGTTCTAAATCATCCCACAAATTCATGTTGTCTGATGTGTATGGCGCAGGACCGTATGTGATTTCCCACCACTCAGGTATGACTGAAAATCCCAACATCTCCCAAGGAGTCAGTTCTGGTTGTTGAGTATCGTAGAAGTAACGGTTGATACCACGCCATGCACCCAGTAGAGCATCTCCGTTGAGTTTGTTGGTTGCAGAACTATAGTTGTAGGTAAACGGATTGTTGACACTGTAATTTTGTGCAGTGTAATCCAACTTGTTCCATCCCACATACGTCAAGAAACTTGTTTCAAGTATGGTATTGATTTCAGTAAAGCTATATCCAGTGTCTCTAAACTGTCCTGGTATTGCATCCACTAGATCAAGAGGCACAGGGTTGTTGTCTAACTTGAGATTGTTATAAATTCTAGTTTCAAATTCCAACAGTACTTCGTCACGAATATCACCAAAAATAGGAGTTTGGCTGCCATCATGCCCTAATATAACCAGTTGCTCACCCGAACTGGTCTTAACTGGAATAATAGCCGGGCGCCATGCAGGATACAATCCCATCTTGCTGGGTGTATTGGGCACATAGGTACCATAGGTAGCACTGTATTCTTGAATGACGATTTTATCACCAATGACCAAATCAATCAAAATGTTAATGCGCGGACCATCGGTAGCCACGGTGTATTCTAAGTCTCTAGTTAAAATTGCGTCATTTACATACACATTCATACCAAGATAGTTGGCTGACGTGTAGTTATAAATTTGCACAGTATCGAACACTTGGCTGGTTGTATAACTTACTGTATAGGTTGTATTTGTAAACACAGCAGTAGCCGGTAGCATGTCACTCCAATAGAATGGATTACTTGATGTGCGGCCCAAAGTAATATCAGTAATAACTATGTCAAGAATTTGTGATGCAGTTTCGTATTGAATAGTCTGTCTAGTCACTGCTTCTAGCATTTGATTTTTGTACTTTTGATATTCTCTGCTGTTGTATTCTAATGCACCAAAAATATTATACTGCTGAGATCTCATAAAGTATCCAGCAAGAGTCAGTGGCGAACTTTGTTGTAAGATTATCTGACCATAAGGTATGATATCACCAAGATCTCTAGTGTTGTTAGCACCATTGATTGCGCCAGAGAATGTGGTTAAATTTTGGCAGATACTTTGATAATGAGTACGCAAGGTACCCAATGTAAAACTTGGGCTGTTGGCATTTAATGGATTGTTATTGAGATTTAACGGAACTTGATAAAACGCTGCCCGACTAACTTGATCGCTTAGTGCTTCAACTTCAACAACATCTCCTACCACATGTGCAGTATTAAAGGTAATGGTTGTGGTATTGGCTGTAGTAGATACTGTGTATGTGCCTGGATCTTGAAAAATTGATCCTACAAAAATCTTCACACTAGGTACCAGTGTTACTGTGTCTGATTGTACTGCGACATCAAGTCTCAATGGGGTAGTGTCATAGATAAATTTAAACTGCTGACTCATTAAAGTTGGCACAGCAGCCGTTTGCCATCCAATTGATCTCTTGTACACAGTTCTTGATGCATACTCATATACAAATCCTGTGCTGATTGGCAAAGTGACACTGGCATTATCCACCACGTACACAAATGTATCTGAATACAAATTGTTATCAAACACAATATCTCCCACATTGGTCAATGTGAGATATTTGAGTACAAGCTGCAACACAGGATCGGCCAGGCCTGATCCAGTGGCATAGCTAAACAATTTTGTGCCTGTGAATGTTGAACTAGGGTATGTAGTTCTGCTAGACAAACTTATCCCATTGGCATCATATACATCAAACAATGGTGCTTGTTGCACTGCGGTTTTTTGTTGTGCTTCTAGCCAGTTTACCCCATCATACCAGAAAGTAACCCCAACTTGTGATCCACTAAGGCACACTGTATTCTGGTTGGCTAAAATTTCTCCGTCAACTGCTTCTACCAAATTTATAATTGGTTGTGTAATTAACGGCACTACGGTATCTGGTATAATAAAATTCACTACATAAATTTTACTGCGTACAACTGGATCTTCGTCGGCTGCAAAAATTACACGGCTGCCATTGACAAATGTGTAATCATTTACTGAATATGCAGTGCTGCCTTCTATGTTGCTAAACGCATCAGTTTCAGTAAAGTCAATGGTATCCACTGGCTGTTTGGCTGCTGTTCCCATGTTATACAATTTAATGCCGCCACGGAATTGTATAATTGGTCGTTTGGCTTTGCGATCGTTGTCTATCACAACCGGTGTGTCATTGTATGTGCTTGTGGCGTTGAGAACATCAATATGGAACCAACGATTACTACGACTCCATGCGTTTAGGTCTGGACTGTCACGATTGATAGTAAGATAATCAACAGCATCAGCAGTGGCATATTCTTCTGGAGTGATGTAATTTTCTACAGGTAATAGTTCTATTGCAGTGCCTACTCCATTCACATAGTATTGTGGATTTTGACTAGCAATAGCAGTCATGGTGCCATTGGCAGAAGTCAGTGTTAGTGCTGCACCGTTTTTGGTTACACTTACTTTGAATTGACTGGTGCTAAAAATTGCCTGAACATAATAGGTTACACCTGTGCTTATGCCGCCAAATGGTGTGCCAGCAAAAATAATTTCTTGTCCTACTGCCATTCCTGCTGTGGATTCTGTGGTAATAAGATTAATACCTGCCGCGGTGTTTGTGCAAATAAAAGCATTAGACCCAGTGGCATAACTGGCCGGCGACACATTGCCTAAGAACTGAACTTTTAGTCCATTGGTAAACACCACACCAGTTGAGCTGGTGTAGTTGGGCTTGCCCAAAATGTCATCTATATAAACTGTGCTGTCATTTTCTTGCTCAATCAATCGTATGATGCCAAACATTTCTGGGTCAGTACCATCTTGGTAATACAATGTGTCCTGTTTGGCAGTAAGCACCGGAATTTCGACTATGTAACCAGCTTGATTTTTATACCATTGTGTGCTGGAGTAGTCTGTGCCATATCGTATGGTCCATTTTTCCAAGTTGTTTATGGTTTGTATGCTGATCAACGAAAGGTAGGTAAAGGCACCAACTGTGACATACTCTATGCGCCAGACATCATAGTAATCAGTAGCAGGATTGCCTGAGGCATTAACAAACACTAGTGTTCTTGTGTTAAGTTGAGTAATTCCATCAATGCCACCATATGTGGCAATAAACTGGTCTAGTCTAGCACCGTTGATGTCGTCAAAACTCAAATCAGTCACAAGATCCACAGTACCAATACTGGTAAGACTGTAGAAAAAATCTTGTGCTGTTTTTTGTGGCACGTTAAAATTGATTATGCCAAGGTCAGTGCCATTGTCAGTAACACCATATACGGATCTAGAGCTTATGTTTGGAGTACTGGGATTTTCACCACTTATTCCTGGATCTGTTTGGATCCAAAATCCCGGGCCATCGCCAGGCTGTGCGTCAATAATACTGATGGTGCCGCGCATGAGACTTTGACTTTGACAAGAGTAATATAGTGTGTCAGGTGCGTCTTGTGGCACAGTAAATGTTACTACACCAGTTGTTGAACCATTGCGTGTGACTCCTGAACTGTAGGCATCGCCTGTGCCAATGGTAGCAGCAGTTTTGATCCAGAATGGAAAGTCACCTTGCAAAAACAAATTGAAAGTGTAGGTGTTACCACGTGTTAGAACAATAGTGGCGTTGGGGGCATTGTCAATGTTATAGCTAGTAACGTTAGTGCGTGTGACTTTGTAGTTAACAGTTTCTTTGTTGTTCTGTGCTACTTGGAACGTGTAGTTTCCGCCACGAACTAAATTTATTATAGGGTTGTTACCAGTTACTCCTGAAAACGTGTAAACTCCATTGGCTCTATTCACCACGAAGTTTTGACTCAGAGCAACGCCCGGAGACTGTACTGTTACCACATCTGGTCCATTTGGAACCCAGTAGTACTGACTGAAGTTTACAAATGTGTCAAAGTCAATAAACGGATCAAATGTGTAGTAATCACTTGTGTACAGTCGACTGGGTTGTGTTGAAGGACTGCCTTGGTATACCAATGAATCAGTTATACCTGGATAGGTAATAGCATCTAATATCTTAGTGTTATCTGTAGGATCAACACTGATCACACCTGGTTCAAGTTGATAGTCTGCGCGAGCTTTATTAGGCTCAAGAACATATTTGTCGTTGGGGTTCACTCCTGGACCAACTGTGCGGCCAATGTAGCCTTGTGTCTTTTTAAATTTTGGCTCTTGAATCAATTGATCCAATGTAGCAGCCAAAAATTGCTTGTTGGCATCGGTCTGAAAAATCTCAGGAAGAAAATCTACGCTGCGTACTCGTGCCATTAAATTACTCCGCTGCCAGGTGCAGTACGCAAGTTGGTACTGGTCAATGCATCAATCACAATAATATTGTCGATAGTGGCGCCGTTGACAAATATTTCACTGGGTTCTGCTCGTACTTCGTACATGTCGCCAAAGTATTTTTGTGTGTCTAGTGGCACTAGTACCACTGAACTGATTATGGTTCCAAGATATCTGTGCAGGTATGCTGCTAGTTCTGAGAAATAAAATGTGTCGCCAAAACTCCATTTGTCAATGCTAAAGTACTCATTCATGGCTGCTAACACAGAACTTTGTATCTCACTGTTGCTGGCTGTGGAATTTTGAGCACGGATAACTTTGATAGTGGCTTGCAATGTTTTGGCAGCTTTGGGACCAAACAAAGGTTTGAACACTACAGAATTTAAAACAATATTATCGCTCAGCATCTTGTATTCATTGAGATTTTGGTACTCTGTGCTGAGTTCATCAATAGTTGGAACATCTGGTTCTGTCACGGTACCAGTGGTATCTGTAATCCAATTTTGATAAGCAGTGTAGTAAGCCTGTGTCACAACATATAGGTCAATAATGTTGGTGGTGCCTGGATCAATTCTGTTGGTCAATGGCGAATTGTGGCGGTACTGGAAATACAACGCCTGTCGTCCTGTTCTAGCAATCCACTCACCCTCCGCGGCCTGAGTTATCACTCTTACGCCAGCGGTGTTGACTGTGAGTGTATAAAATAATTCATCACTGTACCCATAAAACACCTGTCCTGGGGAATACTGGAATTTTACCAGTTCAATGGAATCATAGGTAGGATAGTCCGAATTGACCACTCCTGGTTCTGCCAACAAATATCGTTGCAAATTGTCAAAATCCACAGTTTGTTGCAGGAATACCAGTTTGAGATTGGGATTAACACTTGGAGCAACAATCTCATTGAAAAAATCTGGATTGTCAGGCACGCCATCTGAGTCTGAATCTCTATAGCTGATCAATACCTGGAAGTCGTCAACGTATCCATCACTCTCTACTGGTTGGCCAATGATAGTGGTATAGATGTCGCCGGGCAATGAAGACGAGCTGTCTGGTTTGGTATTCACTGCCAGCACGTTAATAAAGTCTTTGATTGTGGTTCCTGTCCGACTGTCGTAAATCTTTTGATTGCCATAGAAGAAAAATCTTGTTTGAAGAACAGAACCAAAGTAATATGCAAGTCCCCGGAATGTAATTGTGTATTTGTTATCCACTGCCACAAACTGTATCATCCAAGAAGCATCTAAATTTTGTCCAGATGTATTGCCTGCATACGCTTGACTCCAAGTGGCATCAGCATCCAAGTTGGTACTGGTAATAACATACCATGTACCAGCGGTGCCTGTAACAGTTCCGTCACTGTCATACCCAAGACCAAAATTTCTATACAACAAAATTTGCTGTGTTATTTCTTCACGAATGACAGTGCTAAGGTCAGTAAGGAATACAGGAATAATACTGTCTACAATTGCTCCAGTGGGCACAAAATTATTAAGTGCCACTGGTCCTTGTCCATTGGTCAAATTGCCAACACCGCCATTGCTGCCATCACCTACCACTGCAAGTGGGCTGGCCCAAATTTCCAAGTGGTCTTCAGGTCTAGTTGGCAGGCCAGGTTTTAATCTGTTGTTGGCATCAAAGTAATAGGGCTGACCGTCAATAACTGGAGGAACAAATTTAATCAAACTTTTTTGCACCACATACTTGAATGCAGTGCTACTGGAAGATCCAACCATGACTGGCGCACCCAATGCATTTTGAAAATACCCTGTGGTTTCGTTGGCCAATGTTGTGCTTTGGTGCCAGGTACTGAGTGCAGTGGTGCCAGTGTTTACAGTTATCCTTGGAAAATTTGCGTAATAAAATTGAGTAAACGTAGCACCAGCAATTGCAGGCTGTACTTGATTGGTAATAAGTTCAGCAATTTCGTTGCGGTTAGTCCAGGCAAATAGTGTAGCAGGCAAAATATTATTTTCCCATATGGCACCATCACTAGAGAATGTGTTGGTTGATGAATATTTGCCTGTGTTATCTACCAAGTCTAAGTATCGGCTGGTACCAATTGAAGCACGGTTGACCGCTTTTGATTTGATAATTGAATTGTAAAGAGTAAACGGAAACAGGTTGTAGTCTTCGCCGTTGACCATGCGATTTTGTGTGTAGTATCTTGCTGGAGCACGTTGCTTGATAGCATCAATGCTTTCACGACTTTGTGCATTGCTTACAGGTTGTGTGATGCCGCAGGTGAATGTAATGGTTTGTAGGTTGCCATTTCGATCAACATAGCTGATTGGCAACACAACGTTTTGCATTTCTGCAGGATTAATAATGTATTGCAAGCCATTTGACGCACGAACATACGCACGGAAGATACCAACTGGAATTTCTGAAAACACACCATCACCAAACACCATGGTAATCTGGTCATTGGTTCTACTGGTAGTGGAAAAAATTGGTCTTAGTGTTGCGGTTTGTTCTGCGGCCGATGAATAAATGTTTTCAGTAAATGTCCACTCTCGGCTGATACTGCCCACATTGTCCAGCTGGAACAACCATCGGTCTTCGTTATTCACACCATCAATGTTGATGTTTACTGTGCGATTGGCAATGCGTTCGGCCAAGTTAAAGTCTTGATTCTGCAATGTGCCTTGTTTGAAAAAGAAAAAGTATCCGTTGTTGGCTGACTGATATCCCAGTTGATCATTTCGATACAACAAATTAAATGTGCTGTTGGGTTTTGGACTGGGTTCGTAAATGTAGTCTCTTCCGGATGTGGATGAAGTTGTGGCTTCAAACGGCATGTTTACACCATCCACTGTGGCAGTATACGGCACCACTGGCAGGAACCCGGGTACCAAATTAATACCATATTCATTAGTGTCGACACCTAGAATAGTCTGGCGATTTGCAGGTCGGCCAATCTTTTGACTGCTGACCAAGGATGAGTTTACAATGGCATTCCACTGTTCCAACCAGTCAAAGTTTGTAGGATCTGCCCAGTTCACTGTGACGTTGGCCAGATTCACTCCGTTGTAATCCACAACATTTTCTGTTGTGGTCACTGAGAATGCTTTGAGCAAGCCCTGTGCGGCTGTGTTGCGTTTGGCAGTGTAACTGACCAAATTGGCCAATCGAGTGACTGAATCTCTGCGTTCGGCTGTGTCTAAATAATTTTCACGAGTGTTTAGGTCAGTGCGGAAGGCCAAGGCCTGCCCCATAAACGCAATAACGTCTAGTAAAGCAATGTATTCAGATGACTCAATGTAGTCATTGAACGTTTCTGGATAGTACAAACGCAGATAATCAGTAAAACTCTTGCGTAGAGTTTCAAAATCATAACTTTGAAAGTCTGCTTCGCGATAGGTTTGATAGATCTGTTTCCAATCTTCTACACCAAATATCGCTGTTTGTCTAGTGGTTTTTGCCATTATGTCCGGGCCTTGTATTCTTTATCTGTTATTTATGTAGATAAAAAACGGCGTAGTTATACATAGCTGGCCGAGCGGCTGACTTGATTGAAGAATACGTTTAGTATTTCGGCATTTACTCCGCCCACCGTCTGTATTTCCAATTCAATCAGCATGCCATTTTCCTGGGGGTACACGTTGATGTTGCTGATGAATATTCTGGGATCGCCGCCAGCCACTCGTTGCACTTCATTGACAATGCCTTGTTGCACTGCATCAACTTGATTTTCAAACAAGTAGTTCCACAGTATTGTGCCATACGCAGGGCGCCCGGGCAGTTGACCTTGCCGAATGTTGAACGCATTCAAGAGATCGCGCTTGACCAATTCAAAGTCCACTAGTGTGAATTTTTTGTATTGATTCTGTGTGTTAAAGCCAACAAAGGTAGTCATGACAATATTTATTTAAAATTAACCAGCACTATTGTAGTTATTACTGGTTGCTCTAACTGAAATTTTGAAAGCTAACTCTTTAAGTAATTGTCTAATTTCTTCACTAAGAGCAGTCATTGATTTTGCGTCTTCTAGTGTAAAATTGTATGTGTTGATAATATTGTTTCGAGTGTAAGTGCCTAGGTTAAGATTTTCTATAGCATCCAGTTCTTTAAGAGCAGCACTATTGAGATCGGTTAGCCTTGCTCTAACTGTAGCTCGTAGTGTAATAGCTTCACTGTTTAGAAGATTCCATTGCTCTTGAGTAATAGTTTGATACTCTTGGTTAATTGAATTAATTTTTGTTTTCAATGCAGAGAATGATGCACTTAGAGACTTTATAAAGTCTGCAAATGCAAAGACAGCAACAGAATTGGTTGAGTTATTGCCGCTAATTTGAGGCACTCGTTCATCACCTGTAACTCGGTTGGCTGCGGCATCAACTGTTGCACTGTTAACAGTATTGTCAGCAGCTACTGGTTTGGTTTCTTGCAACACAGGCTCATCCACTTTGGCCTGTGTTAAATTCACAGCAAATGCACCATTTACAGCCGTGGTATCAAATTTGGCTTTGATGTCTGCGGGTAACCCTGGCGCATTCTTGGCCCAGTTAGCAGTGTCTGTCACACTCTTGGCAGCATTGGTGGCCAGGCCACTGAGTGCCTGTGGAGTCAATTTGTCTGTGGGTATGCCAATTGATTTTAAATCATTAAGTCCAGTTTTCATCAATCCCTGTTGCACTTTGTCTTGCAATCCACTATTGCCTAACAAGCCGTCAAGTCCTTTTACACCATCTTTGCCAGTCCACACTGTGGGACTTTTTAACACACTAACAAGATCGTTGTCGCCTGCTGATAGGAAGGCTGCGGCAGTGCCTGGCTTCACAAGGCCAGCACGCTCAAGTTGACTGGCATCAAGCCCAAATTTTCCTGCACCTAATGCATTGCTGATTGTGCTGGCACCTTGTCCTACCAACTTGCTGGCCTGTGCTAGAGCACCAGTTACATCAGGCAAACTCATGTTGCCAATACCACTTAATGCTGGACCTTGTTTGGCAAAGTCCGCTATGTTGATACCATTAGTGGGAGTTCCTTTGATCAACCCAGATAGTGTGCCAACTGCTGTGCTGGCCAAGCTACCTACCTGTGCGGCCGCACCAGTCAGCGCACCTGTGATTGCTGATGCTGACGGTAACGAAAATCCAGCACCAGCGCCTGACAGTGTTGAACTGATGGCAGCAGTAGCGGCGCTGGCTCCAGTGGTTAGTGAATTAAATGCAGCCGCACCACCTTTTAATGCGCTGGCTACTTGTGCGCCTGCACCTTGTCCTAGTGTTCCTATGCTGGCTGTGAGACTGCTTAGATTTGTACCAGCAGGCAATTTGCCGGTCAATGATGCCAGGCCTTGTGTTACTTGACTTTCAGCAGCTGCCAAGCCGGCAGCAGCTTGAGTAGCTGGACTTAGCACATCTCCAACTCTAAATCCTGTAAGGCCGCCGCTGGCTGTTTGTTGATCAAACACTGCTTTGGCCTGTTCAAATGTAGTGCCAGTTGGGGCTTTGATTTCAAACTTTTGCCCATTAAAATCAAAATTAAATGTGCTCATGCTTTTCTTGCTACCTCAAATCCAGCAGGCACTGGCACAGCACCTGGGTTAGGCGGCGGCTGTCCTGCTTCTAGTGGAATTTCAATATCCACACCTTTGTTGTGGTAAGGATATGGTTCGTGTGTGGGTGCTCGAGTCACAATGCTTTCTAATCCATCTGTTTTGACTGTCCATCCGGTAGCACTACTGAATGTGGTGTCATCTAAAATAGTTGTGGTCAAGTTGTTGGGCGCAGATACTGCATCAGCAGCAGGGCCGTTGAGATCAATACCACCTGCTGTGAATTTCAATGCACTGCCACCGTCCCAGCTGCCGGTAGCACTTTGCAAAGCCAAACTGCCATCTGATTTTACACCAATATAGCTCTTGCCATATAGTTTTAAATTTTGTTGAGATATCACAGTAAAGTCTGCATCAGCTTGCAAGGTAATATCTTCTATGGCTTTGGCTTTGATACTGCCGCCAGCATACATGTTGATATCTCTATCAGCATGCAAATTAATGTCGCCACGAGTGCGCAAGTTAATTGAGTTTGTGGCATACACATCTAGTGTGCCTTGTGAACCAAGTTCGAACCAAGCTAGGCCATTGGCATGAGTGATGTAGAAAAAGTCTCCGCTGTCGCTCATTGTGATTTGATGGCCAGAGGTGGTTCTAAAACGCAACAATCGATTGGAGCCGTTGGTATCACCATCATCCATTACCATGCTGTGTCCGCCCACACGGCCTATCACTTTGAGGTCTTGAGGTTTTAATGTTCCAGCAGCAATTTTTTCTTGTATTTCACCAAACTTCATACCGCCTTGATACACAGCAGATCCTGGTGTGCTGATGCCGTACACAGCAGAAGGTGACTCACGTTGACTTGAACTACCGATAGGGCCACGCTCAGGATCTTTAATCAGTCCCTGACGGAACATGGTTTCTGCAACCACGCCGTGTACAGGTTTGGGTTTGTCAAAAAACCGGCCAGACTCTTCCAACGCAAGATTATTAGTGTTGATTTCTACCACAGGCAATCGAACAGCGCCATTGAAATAAGCAGCTTGACTTTCATTCTCAGTAACAAATGCTGTGCTGGCACCCACAGCAGGAACCATGTGTCCTATGCTTTGGTCAGGTGCTGTGCCAATATAATAACCTTGACTGCGGTCACCGTTAACAAACACACATAAAACTGTGATGCCCACATCCGGTGGAGTAAACCACATGCCATAGCTGTTGGAGTTGCCGTCAATGTATGATCCCAATCCTGTCTTGGCAGGATTGTAAGGAGTTGATCCAAAAAACTGTGGCATGTAGCTTACTGTGATCCATTTTGACGATTCATTTTCGCCACCGTTGGAAAATGCTTCAATATAAACTTGTATGCGGCCAGATCTTATTGAGTCTGTGGTGTTTTTTACTATGCCATAAAATGGTCCAAACTCCGCAGGCACACCTCCACGATCAAACTTGTAGTTTGTGGGGCGTCCTCTACTGCGTTGTACTTCTGTTGCCATGTGTTATCCTTAAAAGTCTCTTACTAGGTCTTGTGGCGCAGATGGCGAATTGTCAAGACCATCTGCTGTGACTCTACCACTCAGCGTGCCCGGTGGCACAAACGGATCTGGCACGTCTAAATTTTCTCCTGAGCCCGACGTTGGCGGCTGCGGCGGCTGTGCAGGAACTGTTGTGTCTTTTGGTCCCGGTGGCGCTGAATTTATTACATTTGGTGTGCCGCTACCTGGTCCAGTACTCAAGGCCGGCTCAGCCAGTGTTGTGGGTCTTCCGCTAGCGCCAGCTTCGGCTGCTGAAGCGTTAGCAGCACTAGGGTTGTCTGACGTTGTTGCATTGTCTATTCTTCTCACATCAGCTTGCGTTGCAGGAGGTGGTGCTGTGGCTGCTTTGTTAGAAGCATTGGGTTTCATAAAGAAGTACAGCTTGCCTTGAAGATTTTGATAAAAACTACCTTGCCGGAATTCACTGGTACACTGCATGGCAGTGTATACTCGGCTTTGCGCTGGTTGTCGTTTGCTAGATCCAGCATAAGGATCAGCTAGACCTGTATTGATGTCATAGTCTTGTGGTCGTTGCCATGCTATCTCAAACATGACTTCTCTAGCATCAAAATTTATAGTGCCGTCAGGTAAGAATGCATTGAAGTCAAATTCTTTTGCGCTGACTCCACCAGCAAAACTACCTTGCTGTATCCACGCAGGATCTCCTACAATTTTAAGATTACAGTTGGCCAGGCCAACTGGATCATACAAGCTCTCAGCCAAGTTAGCCTGTGGTTCGTTTTGTTTGCCATTGTCACCAGCACTGTTTTCTGTGCTGGCAGTTTGGAATGTTAAAAATGGCTGATCTCTCATGCTGCTGGTAAAGGCCTTGCGTTGTTGAAACGCAAGATTGCCTTTGGTTTGATCTCCACTGATGGTTAGATTGTAGAGATTGTTCATGGTTTCTTTGTAATCAATCACCGCAGTATTTTTACCAGTAAACCAATAGTTGTATTGTTTGTGTAAGCCACGGAACTTGTTGATAGGATAGTAACTGCTGTTAAAGTTCATGGGAGTGTATGTGTTGATTATAAACGTTATTTTATGTGCAAAATCATTGCGTTTGTTATCATACTCTAATTGCACTGACTGAAAAGTAATGTTAAACCACACAACGTCTTTTTTATTAACGTCATCTTTGACTTGCAATGCATCGTTTTCGTCAAAGAACAAAGTGTTTTGGCCTGTAACAAACGTGCTGTTTCTTATGGCAAGTTCAATGGCTTGAACCAATTGCATACCAGCAGTGATAGAGTAATTTCTACTTTTGATATCTTTGGAAATTCTCTCCATGGCAGCTGAATCTGGATCAGCGGTAGCAGGTTGCACCATTGCAGTTTGGCTTGCATTTGTTTTTTTCCCTGGCGGGATCAATCTAGCGTTTTTAATTGCGTTGCCGCCACCGCCTGGGCCGGGATTGGCAAACACAATCTCATACTGATCTGCTTGTTCATACACACCTTGCTTGACTAGGTCTTGTTGAAATTGATTCATTGCACCCATGAGTCCTTGAGTGATGCTCTTTTTTGTTGTGGGGGCTGCGTCAGCTTTTGGCGGGGCAGCAGCGGCCGCATCTACTGCTGCCGCATCATCACGTTCGGCCTGCGCTGATGACACGCTAGTGGTTGCTGTGCCAGGAGCAGCCGTGGCTGCTTGAGTTGAGGAGTATATTACGTCTTGTCCCAACAACTGTCCAATGGTAGAAGCAGTCAATTCAATGTTATAAGGTATGGTTCCACGACGAGTTCCAGCAGCAGATCCTTCACCCGGAGACAGTCCTTCAAAACTGTATGTGACCAACTTGCTGTCAATAGTCCAATCGCATTTGGAAATTTTAAATGGTATGAACTTTTCAATCACTGAATTGGGATCAGACTTGTTGCCGCCAATACGAGTGACCAAATTGCCCTGCTCGTCATAACCATAAAATCTTATGACCATGAGATACACTACAGAAGAATAGTTGATGCCATTTTTTTGACCACTTGCTGGCATGAAGTCCTGTACTGCTTCGTACAGTCTATCCAACAAGGTAATGCCGTTGTTTTCTATCACAGTAAATCTAATAGCTTTGTTTGCATGTGGTGCTCGGGTGCCGCCGCCTGTGAGAAAGTTTTCAATGGTAATACTGTCAATGTAAAAATCCAAAGGAAACGCTGGGTTGCGGCCCGCGTCAGCATCGTTGGCTCCTGGAACTTTGTTGGGTTCAACTGATCCGTCAACAAATGCTTGTCCTTGTTGTGTGCCGGATGCACCTTTGAAGCCGCCTGAGTTTTGTGGTGCACCGCCACTTTGCACCAACAACATGTAACCGTTAACTGTTTTTTTCTTGCTGTACACCAGTTGCTTGTATTGTGCCGGTGTCATTAGATACCAACTGGCTCTGTAGGTATAACTGGAAAACTGGTCTAAAACATTAGCTTGAGGCGTGATTATCTGATTGCTACCATCAGTAGCAATACTTCCAGTTTGTGTTCTTTGTTGAAGTAATGCTTGATTTAACGCATCATTTTCTGTTTGACTGGCACCACCATATGATGATCCAGCATCATCATCTGCGGTCTGATTGACATTGGTACCAGCACCACCTGTTGCGTCATCATATTGTCCAACACCAGTACTAGTTGGCGGGATAGCTCCTTGACTAGCCCCACCGGTATCATCATTGGCACCAGGATCTTGCCTAATGCTGCCTTCAAACCCAGTTTCGTAATCTGATGTTGATTGTGTTTGTGTGAATGATCGCGTAGGAGCATCAGTGCCTTGGTCACCGTCACCTGCATTGGTAGTAGGAGTAATTATTGGTTCAGCCATTGGTTAGAACCCCAGTACTGATTGAAGTGTGGTGATCTTTGGAATGTAAATTCTAGTGTCTGCTTTGAAATCCAACGGAGGTGCAGTAAGAGTGTTTGGATTGCGTTGATAAAATACCCACCACAATCCAGCGTCACCATACAAGTCGTATGCCAACAAGTCTGGACGATATTGGTATGTGACATTTATAATCCATAGCTTGTCATCACTTTCTTTGGGAATAGGTCGATTGACCATGACATCCAAATAAAACTGATCGTAGCCAGTTTGAAAGTACGGACTGGTACTTGTGTAAGTTGCAGCCATTACCAGAACCCTCCACCGGCCAATAACGAACCATTGGCAAATGATTTCAAACTGAACTGTTTGCTAACTTGATTGCGTGTTTGCATGGGCAACAGGGTCAATGAAATTTCCATTTTGGTAGGCACATATGTGCTGTTGATAGAAGTCTGATTGCTAACATTTTGATTTACCTGTCCTGGTGAGGGTCGGTTACTTAAACTACCGTTTTTCAATCCTGCATTAGACAGTCTGTCAATGATGGCAATAACAGTGCCTAAACTGCCGCCAGGAGCCGGACCTGATGATTGAGATCTGCGATTTTCCATGTTCAATCCAATGTTGTTAAATCCGTCGGCACGTATGTAATCCACATCATTGGGCAGGCTGTATCCAAAATTGGTTACCACACAAGGACTTTCGTTAAACTGATATTTTCCAAATCCACTGAGATACACCAGCGGTGGTGGCGTGCCTGCTTGTGCATCTTGTCCGTAAAACATTTTTGTAACAGATTTAAAAAAGTGAATTACTGCCAACAAATATTGTGCTTCTTTGGTGTCTTGTGCAGTAAATGTTCCTTTGATACTGATATTCTCTACCATGCTGTTTTTGTAAAAATATCCACGATAGTTAGAATGTGTTAGATCATAACTGTCATACTTGGCTTGATAACTGGTTTCAATGGTTGGTGTGTAAGGAAATATCACACCATCAGTAGCAGCCAGGGGTGCAAGTATTCCTGGGTTGCCAGATACCTTGTACAAATAGTCAGCATTTGGTGCTAATCTCAATCGCACACGCCAATCAGCCGCAGCAGGTGCTGATTGGCGAGTTTGCAGTGTGCTTTGATTTTGTGCTCGATTTGTTGCGGCAGCAGTTCGTGAAGCTTCGGCACTGGCTGCTGTGGCTGGTTCCACAAAGTCGCCGCCCACAAACACAGGATTGTTATCTTCATCTAATGTGTACCCAGGCATGAGATTGCCGTCATCATCATAGGCCACACCAATTGGACCTGCTTGACTTGGGGGTACAGGTGCTGGGCTAAAAATTGCACGACCTTCTGCTTCACGCAGTTGTGCCAGTTCAGCTTCGTTGGCTGCATCTAGTGCTTCATCGCCTGAGCCCAACACAGGATTAGGTGCAAATATTGCTGCACCTTCTGCTTCACGCAGTTGTGCTAGTTCAGCTTCGTTGGCTGCATCTATTGCTTCATCGCCTGAGCCCAATACAGGATTAGGTGCAAATATTGCTGCACCTTCTTCTTCACGTATTCGTGCCTGTTCTGCTTCTAATCTTGCATCAATCCCATCGGGATCAAATACTGATTCTGCAACTTCAGTTGGCGGCGGAGTGCTTACGCTTTCATTGGTCTCAACATTGGCAGGCGCTGACCTAATGTTTGAAGCACCAACAGCAGTTCCAAGTTGTACTTCAGTCTGTTGATTTATAGCAGGATCTGCTCCGCCAGGTGATGGCACATCGGTATTTACTGCGGCAGTTCCTGTTGTGGTTGTGGTTGTGGTAGTTGTGGTGTTTGGAACTGTGGTGACTGTTCCTGGCGTTGCTCGTTCAGCATCAATTTGCTGATTTTTAAGTGCGCCGCGTTCTTTTGTAAGCTCAAGTAATTTGGCGTCTCTTTGATCTTTTTCTGCCTCTGACAATGGTGGTAAGCCTTTTCGTTCTCTAAGCCAGTCGCTGGGATTGTCTTTTTGGAACTGATCGATTTCAGCTTGTTTTGCATTAAATGCTGTGCCAATCGCCTGGCTAGTTGCAGTAGGAACTCTGGGTCCGGACACTGTGGCAGTGGATCCGCCACCACTCACAGTTTCTGTACTGGTAGTGTTGTAGTTAATTGGTGTTACTTTGCCAGGTGGATTTTTGGCTTCTACCTGAAAATCAACTTGTTCAAAGTTTGGTGAACTTTGAAGTCCTTGGTCAAACCTAGCACTTTCTGCCTGGTCGGCTGCGCTTATTACATCAAAATCACGACCGGCAACTTTGCCGGATCCTTGTACGTCAGCGCCCATGGTACCAGGGTTTGGATTCCTTGTTCCGTCAGCATTAAATTTTCCACTGATTACATAATTTCCGTCTCCCAATGGTATTCCTGCCTGGGCGGCAGCGGCATCTTCGCTCAGTCCTTGTTGTCGAAGTTGATTGAATAGTGCTGCTTTTTTTGGATCGTAGGCCATATCTGTTTCCTGTAGCTTATTTACCGCTGATAAAAACGGCGCAGTTTAACAAGAGGTTGACAATTGTTGTAAATATGCTACAATCCTAGTAAGGAGACCTTGTCATACTATGACTCTATTACCAAAAGCGGCACCTCGTGTCAATTACCTCAACAACCGTGATATTTTGAAAGAAATACACCACAGCAAGAACACCTATTGCTGGTATCGCGATCCTGTGCAGGATCACCAATTTGATTTGATCCTGCCCAGCCTAGACAAAATCAATCAACGCACAGTGGTTGAAGCAAGAAAAAATCGTGCTGATCGTATCAAACGCGAAACAGGCGAAGTGATTGATCAAAAGAAAATCCCCAACACTGATTTAGTTTTCCGCATCACCTGTTGGGATCACATTCCCAAAGCACCTAAAAAAATTACCAAGGCCGAAGCCAAGCGTAAAAAGCTAGAAGACATTTTTGAACTGGATGATGTGGCAGAAGATCCCTTGGCAGATATTGTAGACGTGCCTGTGCTGGATCTAAATCATGTGCGAGTGAACTTTCCACCGTTTGAACAGTATAGACTGGACGAAGAAAAGAAGCCGTACCTTGTGGGCCGTAGTCACTGGAAAGGTGATTTAGAAACTGGCGAGTTTTCAAAAGATCACGGCAACATGACTCGCAAGTTAGCCATGATGTTTATGAAATTATGCGAAAGATATGCTACAAGGAGTAACTGGCGTGGATACACATACAACGAAGAAATGCGGGGACAAGCCCTGTTACAACTCAGTCAAATTGGACTGCAATTTGACGAGTCAAAATCGCAGAACCCTTTTGCGTATTATACTGCCGCTATCACTAATAGCTTTACTCGTATCTTGAACATTGAAAAGAAAAATCAAAATATCAGAGATGACATCCTGGAGATGAACGGCTTGAACCCATCATGGACTAGACAGAACTCCGGCAAAGCTGGCATGGCTGCCATGTCCGGACCGGTTGTGTCTAGCCTGGATGAGTAGTATACTAGCAGGATGACTAATCTATTCCGCAAAGCCGCAATCTTCACTGACATACACTTTGGACTCAAATCCAATTCAACCTTGCACAATGAAGATTGTTTGGCTTTTGTAAAATGGGCCACTGCCAAAGCAAAAGAAGAGGGTTGCGAAACTGCCATGTTTCTTGGCGACTGGCACAACAATCGAGCCAGCCTAAACATTGTCACCCTAAACTACAGCCTTCGATCACTGGAGCACCTGAATGCTAATTTTGACCGCGTGTATTTTATACCTGGGAATCACGATCTTTATTATCGCGACAAGCGTGATATTCAAAGCGTGGAGTGGGCACGCCATCTCCCCAATGTGGAAATATGTAACGATTGGTTTAGTAGCGGTGACGTCGTTATTGCTCCTTGGCTTTGCGGGGATGATCATAAGAGGATACCTAAACTGACTGGCAAGTACATGTTTGGGCACTTTGAACTGCCTGGCTACTTGATGAATGCCATGGTAGAAATGCCGGATCATGGAGAAGTACGAAGAGAAGACTTTGAGAATTTTGAACATGTATTCACCGGACACTTTCACAAGCGACAGACTAAGAAAAATATTACCTACATCGGTAATGCGTTCCCTCACAATTATGCAGATGCTGGTGACGACGAACGAGGACTTACTGTACTGGAGTGGGGAGCAGCGCCTGAGTTTCATGCTTGGCCTGCTCAACCGACCTACAGGGTCTACGGACTCGCCAACCTTATTGATAACGCTCCAGCTCTTCTTAAGCCCAAGATGCATGTGCGTGTTGGACTAGACATTGAGATTTCATATGAAGAAGCCAATTTCATCAAAGAAACATTTGTGAAAGACTATGACCTGCGTGAGATGAGTCTGATACCAAACAAAAACTCAGATGTAGACACAGACATGGCGCCAGGTGAGATCAAATTTGAGTCAGTGGACCAAATTGTTACAGACCAACTCACAAACATTGAGTCAGAATTCTACGACAACAAACTACTGTTGAAGATTTATCAAAACTTATGAAATTGTATTTTAATGGATGTAGTCATACTTGGGGAGATGATCTGTCCGATCCAGTTTCTCAAGCATGGCCCATTTTGATTGCAAAACAGTTAGATTGTGAGTTGTTAAACCACAGCATTAGCGGCGGAACAAACGATCGAATCATGTATCAAACTGTAAAAAATATTCATGACTTTGACAAGTTTTATATTGCTTGGACTTATGTAACTCGTTTTACAAGATATCGAGCAGACAACAACCACGAAGTAAATTTCAATCTTGGCCTCAAACACAGCCTGTATGGAAACAGTCAAGAGTTTAAAAATTACAGTCGATTGCACTACACCTTCTGGCACAATGAACTGTATGCATTCAAAATTTGGTTGCAAAATATTGTTCTGTTGCAACGATTATTTGAGTCAGAAAACAAATCTTACATCATGGTCAATGCAAATCACAACAATCTTGACCATTGGACTGTTCCCTGGCAGGATTTTAACTCTAGTGTAAAATCCTTATTGTGTTTTGATCTCATGAACGATCAACAACTGTATGATGAGCATGTTGAGATTCAAAACTTGATTCAAAAAATTAATTTTAAAAAATTTATCGGATGGGGATCTTGGTGCATTACCAAACTCAATCAAGATTACCCAGTTGGTGCAACTGGACATTTACTAGATCAAGGACACCGGGCTATTGCAGATTATATCTTAACACATGACACAAATTAAAAATATTATTACCAGACATTGTCTCAACAAGGACTTGATAATTTATCAGCATAACGATGAGCAACAGCTTGACCATGCTGTCAACTACGATCAGTTGTGCGACATGATCAATTACTGGAAAGTAATGCTGGTTGAAAAATATCAAGTTTCAGCTGGGCAAACTTGTTACATTGATTTGGGAAAACAAGACATATACTATTACAGTTTGTTTTTTGCCATATGCGAATTGGGACTGGCAATAGTGATTGATTTACCAAACGTCACTACGTTTACCAATATAAAGACCAATTATCGATTGAACATGCACGGCAAGATTGATTTTTGGTTTGCTAATTCACAACGTCAGGACGACCACTGGAATAAAATTCGGTTCAATCATATTGCCACACATGTAATTAATCCTGCTGAAGAATTTGATCACTATACTGTCAAGGATCATAGTTCGTTTAACACAATTGCGAATGCCATATGGTGTACTCCTGACATGCCGCTGATTTGCACAAGCAGTAGCGGTACAACCGGAATACCAAAAAAAGTCATTGAGTCACATTACAAAATTTATGGTATGAGTAAACGGATGACTCAACTGTTAAATTTTGAAAAATCTGACCGAATTTGTCATACAAAAAATATCCATCATGGTTCTAGTGTTGTTCTGTTTTTTCTTCCGAGCTTTATGGCCTGCAACGATCATTTGACAAAGATATGGTCAGCAGCTGATCCAGCTGCCAGTATAGAAAATTTAGTCAAGTTTGCTGTTCGAGAGAAACCCAACCAGTTGTTTCTTTACACAACTGAGTTTTTAACTGAGTTTTTACAACTGTTGCCACCGGTAGATTACAAACTTGAATTGTTAACTTTGTATCAAATCACTCCTGAAATTATAAAATTGCAAAAAGAAAAAAACGTTGCAGTAATACGATCAACCTATGGAGAGAGTACTATTGGATCAGCTATTCTTTTAAAAACTGTGTCTAAAGATGTAGACCTTGCCGCGTATGAGATCAATAATATGGGACCTCAGATGGATGACTTTTACAATCTTAGAATCACCGATGGTAAACTTGATGTGTCCATTCCTAGTATAGATCAAGACTGGAAAAGCTCTGGTGACAACTTTACACTAGCGAACAACAATTACTATTTCCATGGTCGAGCAGATTTGTATAGAATTGGATACACTTGGATAGAGATACAAGCTCTTGAAAAAGAAGTCAATGAGCATTTTGGCATCAGTAACGGAAGAGTCAATGCCACTGCTGTAATTGACTCTGAAATGCAAAAATTATATTTGGCAGTTTGGCTGCCAAACCCTGACGCTACTCAGAAGTTTATCAAACATCTAAAAAACAAATATGATGGCCTAACACCTTCGTACATAATTACAAATCGCGACTACACTATGTTTTTTGGTGCAAGAAAAATTGACCAGGACCTGCTCAGAGACTACTGTCGCAAAACACTTAACTTAAACGGAGATTCAAAATGAAAAAAATTGTCGCAGCCATAATGGTTGCAATGTTGTTTGCTAGTAATGCATTTGCTAATTTTCCAAACAAAACTGTTAGAATAATCACGTCATTGCCTGTTGGGTCTGGACCAGACACCACTGCTAGGAAACTGGCCGAAGTATTGAGTGAAAAATGGAAAGTTCCAGTTATAATCGAAAACCGGCCAGGTGGATCTGGTGGTATTGCACTTGATGTTTATAATAGAGAAGCTGCCGACGGTCATGCCATTGGTTACTTTGATGCTGGGTCGATTGTGGGCTATCCTATTATGTATAACAAACCAGACAGCGTTGCAACCATTGAACCAGTTCTTCCTTTTTGGACAGTGTACTTAACATTGTTTGCTTCAACACAGATCAAAGATTTTGCAGCACTCAAAGAAGAAATTGCTAAAAATCCAACTTATGGATCCTGGGCAAATGGGTCTGCCGGGCATCTTGCCGGTGCTTCATTCAGCAGTTTGTTTGATGTAAACATGACTCACATTGTGTACAAAGAGTACGGTGCTTGGTTGGTTGATACCTCTAACAAAATTGTTACCTATGGGTTTGGATCAATTGGTTCTACCAAAGGCCTAGTACAGTTAGGCAAACTACAGTATATGGGGATTATCGCTGCTCGTCGTGATCCTGGATATCCATCCGTTCCCACAATCAAAGAGCTCACCGGCAAAGATTTGCCAGAACCGCCCAGTTGGTTGGCATTTTTTATTCACAAAAATGTTCCAGCCAATGTGAAAAAACAAATTGAATTGGACATGCGAGATGCTGCTGCTGATCCCAGAGTCAAAGAAGTATTGTCAAGATTAGACTACACTTCATATGGTAATATGAGTTTGAATGACTTCAATCTGCAAATCAATCGGCAAGTGAAAGAGTTCAATCAAATGTCACAAAAATTCAATATCACTGTCAAATGAACAATGACCACATTGTAAATTCAACAACAAAATGTTATAATCACTGAATGATTCAAATACGCAACCTCACTGTTAAAAACTTCATGAGTGTGGGCGCAGCCACACAGGCCATTGACTTCAATCGCAATGACCTTACTTTGGTTCTGGGAGAAAACTTGGATCTAGGCGGTGATGGCTCGCGCAACGGTACAGGCAAGACCACAATCATCAATGCACTGAGTTATGCCCTGTACGGACAAGCACTGTCAAACATCCGCAAAGATAACCTGGTAAACAAGACCAATGCCAAAGGCATGTTGGTCAGTCTAGACTTCCACATCAACGGCACAGACTATAAAATTGAGCGTGGACGCAAACCCAATGTGCTCAAGTTCTATGTGAACAATGAACACAAGGCCGCAGAGGATGAGGCACAAGGGGATTCAAGAGAAACACAAGACGCTGTAGAGCGCATCATTGGCATGAGCCACGACATGTTCAAACATGTGCTGGCTTTAAACACATATACAGAACCGTTCCTAAGTTTAAAAGCCAACGACCAACGCACTATCATTGAACAGTTACTGGGCATTACCTTGTTGAGTGAACGAGCTGACCGGATCAAAGAACTCAACAGACAAACCAAAGATGCTATTCAGGCAGAAGAGTTTAGAATTCGTGCTGTGCAAGAAGCCAACAAACGCATTGAAGAACAAATTGAAAGTCTAAAGCGTAGACAAGTGCTTTGGCAAAAAAAGTACGACAGTGATGTGGCTTATCTAGTTGGTCAATACGACGATCTAACAAAAATTGATATTGAACTAGAACTGCTGGCTCACAAAGATCTAGCTGTGTGGTCTGCAAGAAAACAACAACAAGATGCATATACTGCTCTTGTGAGTCGGCAAACTGCTTGGCGACAAAAACAACACCGAGACATCGGTGAGTTAGAATCAACCTACAACAAACTCAGCCACATTGACATTGTGGCAGAACTTCAGGCGCACACAGACTTGGCTGCTTACACCCAGCGAGCCAAAGACATTGCAGACTTAGAAAAATACATTGCTAGATGTGTGGCAGACGAAACCAAAGAACAAAAAGTCATTGATAAACTTCGAGCCGAAATTGAAGAATTAAAAGATCACAAGTGCTATGCGTGTGGGCAAGACTTCCACGATACCAATCACGAAACAGTATTGGCTGCAAAAGAAAAAGCCTTGCAAGAGGCAGCACTACAAGCGTTGAGCACCAACACTCAGTGGATAGAAAATACCAATGCACTGAGCGCACTAGGCAAGTTGGGCACCAAACCCACCACACACTACCAAACAGAAACAGAAGCAATTCGGCATTCTAGTGAGTTGGAAAATATTCAGCACAAGATTGATGCCAAACGTGCAGAAACAGATCCCTATGCTGAACAACTGGCAGAACACACACCTGTGGAGGTTGGCACACAACCTGTCACACACTATGATACTGAAACACAAGCAATTGATCATCGTAGTCGCATGAACACCATGCTCATACAGGTCAATAATAAAGCACAAGAGACTGATCCGTACACAGAACAAATTACTGAAATGCAGCAACAGGCGTTACAGACAGTAAGCTACGATCACTTGAACGAACTCACCAGAGTGCAAGATCATCAGGACTTCTTGCTCAAACTACTAACCTCAAAAGATTCATTTGTGCGTAAGAAGATTATTGAACAAAACTTGAGCTACTTGAATCAACGTCTTACACATTACTTAGACAGAATTGGACTACCACACACAGTGAAGTTCATGAATGACTTGACAGTGAGCATTGAAGAATTAGGTCGTGAACTGGACTTTGACAATCTGAGTCGTGGAGAACGCAATCGACTAATCCTAAGCATGAGCTGGGCATTCCGTGATGTGTGGGAAAGTTTGTACTCGCCAATCAACTTGTTGTTTATTGACGAGATGATCGACAACGGGCTAGACACACAAGGCGTGGAGAATGCGCTAGGCCTGTTGAAGAAGATGAGTCGTGAACGCCACAAGTCAATTTGGCTTGTGAGTCACAGAGATGAACTAACCAGCAGGGTAGAGAACATTCTCAAAGTGATCAAAGAAAATGGCTTTACCAGTTACAACACAGATATAGAAATTGCATGACTTTAGCTACCTGGCATTTTCATATTGAGATATCTAGCAAGTGTACTTTGCGGTGTCCTCGATGTGCTCGTCAAGAAGTACCAGACAGCCTTGTTAATACAGAATTGGATTTAGAATTTTTCAAACGCAACTTCACTCCTGAGTTTGTGAAAGCAAATGTAGAGAAGATTACATTTTGCGGCGACGACGGAGATCCCATCTATGCACACGACTTGATACCTGTAATTAGCTATCTTAAAAATATAAAACCTGTTGAGATTGTGATTGTCACTAACGGATCACACAAAAAATTAACCTGGTGGACTCAATTGGGTACTTTGTTGGACTCAAAAGATAGTGTTCACTTTAGCATAGATGGATACAATAACGCCAGCAACAATCAATATCGTGTAAACAGCGATTACAACAGCATTATTGATGGGTTACAAATACTGCGTAGCATAAGTGATTGCCAAATTGTGTGGGCTGCCATTGCATTCAAGTTTAACGAACATCATATAGACACAATGAAAAAAGTTGCCCGACAACTTGGTGTAGACAGATTTCAATTGACCAAGAGCACAAAGTTTGGCAGTGTGTATCCATCATATGGCGTGGATGATCCGTTACAACCCAGCGTAAAATTTGTCAGCAGTTCACATCGCTTTGAACGTGAAGTTACCCCTTTAACAGAAGCAGGCAAATGTACTGCGATTCCGCTCACAAACAACCGACTATTCAATCAAACTCAAAGTCGTAACGGTGTTACTCCGTTATGCGAGATAGGCAACAAAGGATTGTACATTGATGCCCGAGGCAGGTTATTTCCTTGCTGTTGGGTAGCCAATAGATACAATCACAATTCAGACTGGCAACAACTAGCAAACAACTTCAATCTAAACACAAAAACATTAACAGACGTATTAGCGGATAGTTTTTGGACCAACAAGTTTCAAACTTTCAAGTGGCAAGAATGTCAAACCAAATGCTCAAGTGCATTAGTTGACGAAAACTACGCCACTTCTTGGTAAAAGGACTAACTATAGCACATAATCAAATTTGCACATGACATGGCTTTATCAAGATACCCCAATTGAGACACTGCCCGAAGAATGTGTAGGTTTTGTTTATCTAATCACAAATAATCTATCTGGACGCAAGTACATAGGCAAAAAATTAGCAAAATTTTCAAAGACAACATACAAAACAGTCACTCAAAAGAACGGCACAAAGAAGCGGAAGAAGATACGATCAAAGATCGATTCAGATTGGAGAGAGTACTATGGGTCAAGCCCAGAATTAACCGCAGACGTAATCAAACTAGGCACCGAAAACTTTACCAGAGAAGTACTTTACTATTGTAAATCAAAATCAGAATGTTCGTACATTGAAGCAAGAGAACAGTTCACAAGAAAAGTATTAGAATCAACAGATTATTATAACGGCCATATTCAAGTTCGTGTGCATGGCTCACACATTATAAACAAAATTTAAAATCAACTAACACCTAAGGTTGGCGGGCCAGTTTGTAATACCGCTGTGGAAAAACCGGGGAATAACCGGACACGTGACATATTGAGGCACTCCCGTCAGTAAATCTGACTATCCTGAAAAATTGGAAGTGAGTCTGAGGCTAGAACAATAAGGCCGACGCATTGATATAGTATGAATGTTAGCATACAAGAACACCGGCTATAAAAATCTAAACACTAGGAACGAGGTTTAGAGCACATGTTAATATGTGTATCGTGGTAGGAAGGAAAAGCACAGAGTCCTTTAGCATACGGTGTATAATAAATTACCTACTTCCAATGTCTTGGCTAGTGATACTCACATGAAGACAACAGCGGAACCGCGCAAAACGGTTCCGTCTGACTAGATCAATCTACATGAATACTTAATCGCTTCGCTCTTGAAATCAATCACATTAACGAGCGCAAGCGAAGTTAATAGACTTGCGTAGCAAGTCTTATATTAAGTTAAACTCTTTGAGTTTGTTGACATAGTGTGATTGTCCCTGAGCAACTTGTTGTTGCCAATCACTATGTGCGTTCTGATTGGCTTGATCACTAATGTATTTCCAACACACAAACTCAACTCCATATTTCTTACATGCTTTGGCAATGGCATAGGCTTCCATGTCTACTACATCTGCTGGAATTGTGAGTGCAGGATTCATCACAAAATTATCGCCGGTACTGCAAGTTAGGCCAGAGGTGTTGCCGATATGCACAGCAGTTTCAAAAGGAGTTTGTCCTGGGGTACACCCTAATGCTTCACAAGTCATGTCTCTTTGCACAAACCGAGTGCATTGATAGAATCCTGGTGCGACTGTTATGCCGCCGGCTGTGCCAAAGTTAATCACACGCTTGGGACGATACTTTGTGATAACTTCGCTGGCAGTCATAGCAGCATTGACCTTGCCTACACCTGTGTAAAACAAGTTCATCATGTGACCAAGATCCGGTGCTTCTGCTCGAATAGCAATTAAAACAATGTCATTCATCGACATTGACCATCCCTTCCCACATAATATTGTGCTGAGTCAATGCTGTACCTCCAGGCAAGTTTTGCAAGTTTATGATCACAGCAGCAGAAATTTTTGTGTCAGTCCAATGACTGCGAATTAGATCTGCTGTGGCCATTATGGTGCCGCCGGTGGCCAACAAGTCATCCACAATCAATGGATGTGTGCCTACTGGAGCGTGTGGGTGCATTTCAATGGTATCAGTGCTGTATTCAGTTTGATAGCTGTGTTGTATTGTGGTGCCGGGCAGTTTGCCACGTTTACGTACCAGTATCAATGGAAGTCCTAACTGTCTTGCTACAGGTGCCGCAAACACAAAGCCACGGCTTTCCACAGCCACAAGACTGGAAGCATTGTACCAATGTGCTTGATGCTTTAACCATCCACAGCAGTAATCAAATGCCGCTGGTGCAGCAAGAATGCCAGTTATGTCAAAGAAGTTAATACCTGGTTTGGGCCAATCAGGTACTACAGGTACATGATCGAGAATGTTCATAAGTTTTGATCCGGCCAATCTCTAAACAAGGCATGTTGAATGTTGCCTGACACAAATTGATTGAATGACTTGTGCTTGACTTCCAGTTCGCCTTCAAGTGGCGCCACTCGTTTGAAAGCTGAGTCCATTTGCCCCATGTCCTTAAACTCCATTATGATCATCCATTCGGGCATGTCTGCAATTGACCGGAACCCCATCTTGCATCTAGTGATTCTGTATGTTTCCATCTTGCCTTCGGAAATCAAATGATCAAAGAAACTTTTCATTCCGTTAACCCAGTCAAGGTCCGAGATGTCGCCTTCTTTGTCTGCCCAAATTGTGTATAAATCCATAATTACTCCAGTGGTCCTAGTATTTCAAATCCCGCCATGCTAGATTTGTATAAGTGTGCTTGCTCAAGGTACAGATATCGGAATCCCCGAGCCTTGTAGATAGCACACTCTGCTTTCATTGTTTCAATTCCCAATCTCAACTTAGGATTGTTGTAGTTCCATGCAAATTGATCGCACAGTGCGTTATGATCATCATATCGTCGGATCAAACTGAATGCAACCAACCGATCTTGATCGTAGTATCCTATTACATCTGTCATTGGGTCTGTGTAACGACAGTCAAATATAGGCATCACTGACGCAAAATGTTTGTATTTGCAATAGTCTCGATAGATAGAGTTTAGCTGTTTGATGTTGGGCTCATGCAAGTACTCCCACTTCACACTTGGCGTGTAGTTGGTTTGGCTGAGATCAATTCTGGCAAACTGGTAACTCATCTTGGATCTTCACGATGTTCAAACAGCCCTTGCAAGTATTCTTCTGGCCAGTTGTGATAGAAACCTTTTTCGGCCATGAGCTTGGCTTTAGTGTTTAGGTCGCTGAGACTTTGCACTAGCGCCAGCGCATACTTGCCTTGGTTCATGCACACGCCGTTGACCATTTCGACGTCTGCGGGATGATCTTCTAGTGCAAGGATATTGTTGTGTAACAAATGTTCACGATTGGCATTTTTCAAACTGTCACTGAATAATTCGTATGGCCATTCCACAGGATCGTAAGCATAGATAATAACTTCTTTGTTGCCCATGCCCCATCGTGCTCGATTTTTAAGATCAAAGTAGGGATCAACTCCAACATGCACATCGTAGCTTTTTTTCATTCTTGCTGACCGTGCGTATGGACACGGTGCCCAGCCGCCAAGAGCAGGATGTGGAACTTCTACAAAGTTCACAATCCAGTTTTCAATATCTTGTTTGACTGTATCTAAGTCCATTAGAAGAAAGGCAATCCAGATTTTTTAGTTGTTTCCATGTTGTCTTTGGCCAGTTCAGAAATCATTGAACGTTCGCTGCTGCTGAGCAACAGCACTTGATCGTAGGTTATACCGCCACGCATGTACCAAGCCAATTTGAAACTTTCTTCACGAATTGACTTGGCCTCCTGCTCCATACTCTCAATTATGTTAGCAATCTGTTCAGGGTCAGCGGTCAGGAGGCGTTGTCGAAAAAAGTCGCTGTATCCAATGTGAACTGTTGTTGATATACATGTTGGCATTCAGGGCATTGCATATCAATGGGTTTGAAGTCATCATTTACCCGCAGTTTGATTGCATGATCTCTAATTTTTATATACAAGTTTCGATCACAATTTTTCAAAAATTCTTCAATAAACTCAGGCTCAGTGACCAGTGCCTGTGGAGTGCGTATGCTCTTGATGCTGTTTTTGATTGCTTTTATTGTGATTTCTGTAATGGCTGTCACTGCAAGATTCATGCGTTTGGATTTTTCTTCGTCAGACATGTCGGCATTGGGCAACTGATTGAGAATGCGCTGTTGCTCAAATTGCAGCAGGTTAACGTCAGTTTGGTTCTTGTAATCCATTGGGGTAAAATAAATTTCAAGATCGCCGTGTTTGACAGTTTCTGCATAGTCACTCATGCCAAGTTTTGATAGTACAGCCTGTAAATCTACTTCAACATCAGTGATTTCATTGCAAGCCGGACATTCAGTGGAAAGTGGCATGGCCTTTCCGTAACTGGCAATGCGAATAGCAGTGAGGATGGCATTTAGATCGCAATTGGGTGTGTGCCAGGCATTCTTGATGTTTGGCATGCAACTTTGTATCACAGTCACTATGGCTGCTCCGTTAAAAAGTGCATCAGGTGTGCGATAGGTAATTTCATCCATGGCAGTCATGGGCAACACTGGCAGTTCTCGATTGACCGGAACGTCAACCGCTCCGTTGGGCCAAAATTGCCCGTCACTGGGCAGTCGAATGTAAATGGCAGGTTGTCGGAAAAAAGATTTTAACGGGTTCGCAGTTTGGGTCATATTTGCACCTATAAATATACTTCTACTTATAGGTGATAACAGATGGCTGCAACAGAAGAAGAATCAAGACGATTAGCCGAAGAATTAACCAATGCTACAAATGCATTGAGTCAATTTTCTGGCATGCTTTACGGCCAAAGTGCAGAGCAACTCAAAGCGACCCAAGCGGACAAAGATGCCAAAGAAGCTGCTTCTAAATTTGCTGCCAAAATGGATGCAGCGTCTGAAGCAGCCAAAGCGTTAGCCGGAGTTTTTGTAAACTACCAGAAAGAAGTATACAAAGGTAGCAGTGCCAATAAAGCCGCTGCTGCTTCTATTGATGCCATGGGCGAAGCAGCCAAATATGCTGGCGTATTTTTGGCGCTGTTGGTACCAGGTGGTCCACTAGTCAAAGGTCTAGTTGCTGGTATAGGATTGCTAACCAGTGAGTTGATCAAGTCTGGTAAGTTGATTGCCGAACAAACTGACGAGATATACAAAGCCTATCAAGACATGGCCAAGGCAGGTGCCGCAGGTGCAGGCGGCATGCAGGATGTGTTTGACAGCTTGCAAAAAGTTGGCATGGGCACAGAAAAGTTTGGTGCCTACATCAAACTTGTTAACGAAAATGCCAGTGATCTTGCCATGTTTGGAGGATCAGTAAACAAAGGCCGCAAGATCTTTGAAAACACAATGTCATCATTGAGCAAAGATCAACGGGTTCAAATGGAGCAAATGGGCTTGGATAGAGAAGCGCAATCCCAAGCAGCCATGGCCTATATTAAACAACAAAGATTGCTCACAGCTGGCACCAAAGCACAAATGGATACCAGCAGTACTGCGGTAATGAAATATGTGGCAGAAACTGATGCGCTCACACGTATCACTGGAGCCAATAGAGAAGAACAACAAAAAATTCTTGATGAAGCAATGGCCGAAGACATATTTGGCTCATTCTTGGACAACATGCGATCGCAAGGCGAAGAAGGTGTAAAAAAAGCAGAACAAATTCAAAATGCCATTATCATGCAACAAAAGATGTATGGCACACAATCTGCTAAAGGACTTAGAGACAGTTTGACTGGGTTTCTTGGAACATCAAGTGAAAATCAAAAGTTTTTCATGTCATACGGCGAAGGCGGCCAACAACTTGTAAACACATTAAGAGATGTAAACGGAACCAATGATGACATGTACGATGCCATGAAAGCACAAGCTAAATCTGGCAAAGAACTCAATGAATCAATGGCAGGCATCACTGGAATGGGTGTTGCTGGTGATGTGTTTATAGCCTACAAAGAACGTAGATTGGCTGAACAAAATTTCAACAAAGATTTAGGAAAACTATTTGCCGAAGCAGCCAAAGAACGTGCGGACATGTTGAAAGATCCTACAACCAAGAAGGCCGCTGAAGCAGAAAACAATGTTAGAGAAACACAATTAAAACAGCAAAGACTGGTTAATCTTGGAATGGATACGTACATTTCAACTTCACATACAGCTAGTGAAGCCAATCTTGCATTGGCTGAAGCAGCATTGGCGGCGGCAAAATGGTTAGGAAAAATGACCGGAGATGCTGAACGGAAAAAAACACAAACCCTAGCTCAAGCAAAACAAACACACGGAGCTACAACTCAAACAGCATTAGAAGCAGCCGACAAAGCTCGAGCAACCGCAGCTGATGCAAACGCCACAAAAGAACAAAAAGCCGCAGCACAAAAAGCCGCAGATCTTGCAGCCGCCGAAAGTCAGCAAACTGCTAGAGAACAAAGAGAAGCACAGCTAAGAGAAACCAACGAACGTAGAAAAAAACAAAAAGCAGAAAGAGCTGCTGCACTTATGAAACCATCTGCGGCAGCACCAGCATCAGGCAGTGCTGGTGGCGCAGCACCAGCAGCTGGTGGCGGGGGAGCAGCTAGTTCATCAGCACCTGCGCCTCAAGGAATGACTGGTCCGGAACCTCATGCAGCAGTTGGCAGTGGAGGCGGCAAGGAAGAAAAACCCAAATTAACAAGAATAAGTAGTAAAAGTGGCCCAAGTACATCGGTCAATGAAAAATACGCACCAAGATTTCAAGGGTTAGTTGATTGGCTCGATGGTCAGGGATATGCAATCAACTCTCTTGGCGGATACGTTGATCGTGACGTCCGGGGACAACCAGGAGTAAAAAGTGTTCATGCTCACGGTGCCGCCATTGATATTAATCCAAGTGCTAATCCTTTTGGTTCTAAACTGGTTACAGATATGCCAGCAAATGTTGCCAGTGTGGCAAAACAAATGGGATTGGGATGGGGAGGCAATTGGACTTCAGTAAAAGATGCTATGCACTTTAGTGTGGCCAAAAACGAAGGCGGCGATATTCAGTTAGCAGATGGAGGTATAGTACCGGCTAGACCAGGAGGTACCCGTGCAGTGATTGGCGAAGGTGGCCAGGATGAAGCAGTAATTCCACTTAAGGATGGAAAACTCCCAGTTCATATAAACAGTAAAGATATTGACAGTCTTGGTGGAGGATACAACGAGCTCAAAGGTTATACCATGGGTCCAATGTCCACTGATCTGGCAATATTGGAAAAAATTGCTGGCAAACTAGGAGCATACGACAAATCCACACAGATGATCACTGATCCAAAACTCTGGAAAGAAATTGTGCAATCAGGCATGTTGATGAACTATGATTTAGGCCAAGCTAAAATTGGAACAAGAGGAATGTCCGAGATGGTAGGTTCAGACACAGTAGCTGATGCACTTGCTGGACGAATCAAGGAACTGATTGACACCAAGAAAGACAGCAGCGAAGCAATTGCTCAAACTAGAACTGAGTTTGCTGATATGATGAAAACATTCTACGAAGATTTCTTTGCTAAGATGATTGCTCAACAGCAAACAGAGAATCCATTGGACGCTGAAATGCTGGCTACACTAAAAGAAATCAGCAGAACCAATGCTGCGGCTGCTGGGGCCAGCGAAAAAATGTTGCGTTACACACAGAACTAACGGTAAATAAACAACCATGGCAGAACAAAACAAACCCGGCTGGAAAAAATACTTCAAAGTAGCAGACACTTCTGGAGTGATGAGTCCTATATCAGGCACCAACCAGTTTGGATTTCCTGGATATGGCAAAAACGACGGCGGAACAGGCAACAACACAAACGATTTTGTGTTTCGAAATTATGCCAGCAGACTGCCTGAAGTTTACTCAGGACACCCCAATCGTATTGAGCGTTACAACCAGTATGAGAACATGGACATGGACTCAGAAATCAACGCCTGCTTGGACATTATTGCAGAGTTCTCCACACAGCTAAACGAACAAAACGGCACGCCATTTGACATTGACTACCAAGACAAGCCTACCGATCACGAAATTGAAATCATCCGCAAGCAGATGAAGCAGTGGGTGAAACTGAACAAGTTAGACCAGCGCATATTCAAACTGTTCCGCAACACCATCAAGTATGGCGACCAAATCTTTGTGCGTGATCCAGAAACATTTGAAATGATGTGGGTGGACATGAGCAAGTTGGCCCGTGTGATTGTGAACGAATCAGAAGGCAAACGTCCTGAACAGTATGTGATCCGTGACATCAACCCCAACTTCCAAAACATGACTGTGGCAGCAAAGACTACCACAGACTACATGACCAATCCTGTTACTGGGTCAATTTCTGGCAGCTCTAACTATACCATGCCCAACGGCGGCACAGGCGGCGGAACAGGAAATTCAAGGTTCATGACAGCCATGAACGAAGTTTGTTTGGACGCCAAGCATGTGGTGCATATGAGCTTGAATGAAGGCCTGGATGTGTTTTGGCCATTTGGCAAAAGCATATTGGAAAACATCTACATGGTGTTCAAACAAAAGCAATTGCTAGAAGATTCTATTTTGATCTATCGTGTGCAACGTGCTCCAGAGCGACGAATCTTCAAAATTGACGTGGGCAACATGCCTTCACACTTGGCCATGCAGTTTGTGGAACGTGTGAAAAACGAAATGCATCAACGCAGAATCCCCACAGTAACAGGTGGCGGCAACAACATGATGGATGCATCTTACAACCCACTTTCAGTGGGTGAAGACTACTTCTTTCCGCAAGGTCAAGACGGTCGTGGCTCATCAGTTGAAACATTGCCAGGCGGTCAGAACCTAGGCGAAATTGACGATTTAAAGTACTTTAATAACAAAATGGCTCGTGGCTTGCGTGTGCCATCCAGCTATTTGCCCACTGGTCCAGACGACTCAGACCGTGTAACAAGCGACGGAAAAGTAGGCACAGCCCTTATTCAAGAGTACAGATTCAACCAGTATTGTGAGCGTTTGCAAGCACTAATTGTGCAGAAATTGGACGATGAATTCAAGATGTTCTTAAAATGGCGCGGGTTTAACATTGACTCTAGCCTGTTCAACATCAAGTTTAATGCGCCACAAAACTTTGCAAGTTATCGTCAAAGCGAATTAGATAACACCAGAATAACGTCATTTACTGCACTAGAACAGTTGCCTTACATGAGCAAGCGTTTTATGCTGGAACGTTTCTTGGGATTGACTGAAGATGAAATTCAGAAGAACGAAGAAATGTGGCGTGAAGAACATGATGACGTTGATGCACCTCCTGTGGCCGGTAGCGACTTACGAGCTGTGGGCGTAACACCAGGTGGTATGGAATCTGACATTGCTATGGGAGACGAGATGGCAGCCATGAATCAACCAGGCGCAGAAGGCGCAGCAGGCATGACAGGACCCGGAGCAGCGCCTCCAGCTGCTGGCCCCGGCGCACCAGGAACGTTATAAATAACAACATGCTACTGACAGAAATCTACAATCAACAGCCTCAAGCCTATCAGGACCTGAGTCAAGACAACAGTCAATTGCAACTCAGCGACCTGCGCAAGACTCGTCTTACATTGCGTCAACTAAACAAACTGCGCAAAATGAACGACATTCGTTCGGTAGAATTCAAAGACAAACTCAAACTGATACGCAAACAGTATCAACCCCCAGCACAACCCTTAGCCTAATCAGTCGGCGAGAAAAAACAGCCGTTTTGAGGGTTAAACACTATAGTTTTTGACTGTTATATTAAATAACAGCACACTTTACCTATAGGAGTTTACCCAATATGAACCGTTTCGAACAACTAATCGAATACGTCATTAATGACGAAGAACAAAAAGCCCGCGAACTTTTTCACGACATTGTTGTGGAAAAAAGTCGTGCTATCTATGAAAACTTAATGGCTGAAGAAGCCCAAGAAGAACTAGACGAAGCCGAAGAAGAAGAAGACCTTGAAGAAGGCATGATGGGCGCAGACGGCGGTGCAGCCGGAGACCTCATTGACAACGTCGAAACCGAAGAAGAAATGAGCATGGAAAGCGAAGATAACGCTGATGCTGAATTTGACGACGAAGCTGAAGAAGCTGGCGACGACCTAACTGGTGATTTAGAAGCTGATCACGACGAGTTTGGTGGTAGCGAAGGCGGCAGTGATGAAACTGCTACCAAAGACGACATTATGAATTTAGAAGACAAACTGGACCAGTTGATGGCCGAGTTTGAAGCTGCCATGGGCGGTGACGACATGGGCATGGTCGACGGCGACGGTTTTGGTCCTGATGAAGGCGGCGACGCTATTGAAATGGACGACACTGGCGAAATGGAACCAGGCATGATGGAAGCTATCAGCTTGAAAGCTGCTCCAAAGCCAGTCACTGCTGAACAAGGCAATGGCAAAGCAGGTCCTGTGGCATTTAACTCAGGCGCAACTGGTATGGCCAGCAAGCCAGTACACACAGGCGCAAGCGAAGGTGGTCATCATGACACCCCTGCTTATCGCAACTCAACCAAAGACTTGATTGGCAAAGTGGGCAACACACCTGCTCAGTCAACACAAGATCTCAAGCCTGCTACCAAGCCACATTTGGGCCAAGCATCAGGCGTGAACACAAAGAGCCCACTACCAAGCGGTCGTAAGGGTTAATTAAATGTCATCAAGATACCTAAGAGAAGATCTTACTTTTAGCCAAGCCAACATCCAAGTTTTGGAAGAAGCTGATGTTGGCGGCAAGAAGCACCTCTATCTCAAAGGCATTTGCATTGAAGGCGACAAGAAAAATGCAAATGAGCGTATCTATCCTAGACACGAAATTATCAAGGCAGTTGAAACCATCAACGAACAGATCCGTAACGGTAACTCCGTTTTAGGTGAAGTGGACCATCCAGACGATCTCAAGATTAATTTAGATCGTGTGTGTCACACAGTTGAAGGCATGTGGATGGACGGACATGCTGGTTGCGGTAAGTTGAAAATTCTGCCAACCCCAATGGGTGAATTGATAAAGACACTGTTGACATCGGGCGTGAAGCTGGGTGTTAGCAGTCGTGGATCAGGTAATGTTGATGACAGAACCGGACATGTAAGTGACTTTGAAATCGTCACTATAGATGTGGTTGCCCAACCCAGTGCTCCTAATGCGTATCCTACAGCAATCTATGAAGGTCTCATGAACATGAGAAACGGTCATAAGATCTTAGAGATGGCTAGAGAGTCTGGTCAGGACGACAAAGTGAAAAAGTATCTCGCAGGTGAGGTTAAACGCCTTATCCGAGAACTTAAAATCTAAGGAGAATAAAGCATGTTTGATGCTATTAAACCATTGCTAGATAGCGGATTAATCAACGAAGATGTCAGTAAGGAACTCAACGAAGCTTGGGAATCTAAACTGACAGAAGCTCGTGAGATGGTTCGTGCTGAACTTCGTGAGGAGTTTGCACAACGCTATGAGCACGACAAGTCAGTGATGGTAGAAGCCCTAGATAAGATGGTAACAGAAGGTCTCGCAGGAGAACTGGTACAAGTTGCTGCTGAAAAGCGTAACTTGGCCGAAGACCGTGTGAAGTTTCAACACAAGATGAAAGAATCAGCCACTAAGTTTAACAGCTTTATGGTTACAAAACTTTCTGAAGAAATTTCTGAACTGCGTAAAGACCGTAAGATGCATGCCGAAGGTGTCAACAAACTTGAAAACTTCGTAGTGCAGGCTCTAGCTAAAGAAATTACAGAGTTCGCCAAAGACAAACGTGATGTTGTAGAAACAAAAGTTCGTTTAGTACGTGAAGCTCGTAGTCAGCTAGAAGGACTCAAGTCACGATTCATCAAAGAATCTGCACAAAAAATGAGTTCTGCTGTTAGCCGTCATCTGAAGGCTGAACTGAACCAATTGCAAGAAGACATCAAAGTTGCTCGTGAGAACAATTTTGGTCGTCGTATCTTCGAAGCGTATGCTACTGAATTTGGCGCTACTCACTTAAATGAGAAAGCCGAAGTTCGTAAGTTGCATAACACAATTGCGCACAAAGACAAGAAATTGTCTGAGGCAATTCGTCTCACCGAGAAAGCCAAAGTCTTGGTTGAGAATAAAGAGCGCGAACTGCGTATGATTAAAGAATCCAATGAGCGTGAAAGCACAATGGATGAATTGCTACGTCCCTTAAACAAGGAAAAGCAAGAAGTCATGCGTAATTTGCTTGAAAGCGTTCAAACTACCCGTTTGAAAAATGCTTTTGAAAAGTATCTACCAGCAGTGTTGGAAGACCGATCAGGTAAAGCCCGCAAGGTGATCTCTGAACAAGTATCCGCAGTTACCGGTGATAAGACAGTTCCACAAAAGTCAGAATCTGATGATAATCGCAGCAATGTGATTGACCTCAAGAGACTGGCTGGACTGTGATAATAAAAATTTAGGAGACTTAAATGTCACAAGAACTTTTAGAAAGTCGCTGGGGCGAGACCAAAGAAGCTCTGCTTGAAGGTCTGAACGGCACCAAGCGCAACTCGATGAGTGTTATCCTTGAGAACACCCGTCGCTACTTGAAAGAAAATGCAAGTGCTGGTTCAACCGCTTCTGGCAACATTGCTACACTTAACCGTGTTATTCTTCCAGTGATTCGACGTGTGATGCCAACCGTTATTGCTAACGAGTTGGTTGGCGTTCAGCCAATGACCGGCCCTGTTGGTCAAATCCACACTCTGCGTGTGCGTTATGCACAGAGCTTGACTGACTCTTCAGCTGCTGCTACTTCTGTAACAGCCGGCCAAGAAGCATTGAGCCCATTCACAATTGCTACAGCTTACTCTACTGTTCCCCAAGGAACAAGTACAGCTACATCCTACACTGGTGGTAACACAGCAGTGATGGAAGGTACTGGCGGTAAGCAAATCAGCGTTCAAATCTTGAAACAAGCTGTTGAAGCCAAGACCCGCAAGCTGCAAGCTCGTTGGACTTTTGAATCTGCACAAGACGCACAAGCCATGCATGGTATTGACGTTGAAGCAGAAATCATGGCTGCTCTGGCACAAGAGATTACCGCTGAAATTGACCAAGAGATTCTTTTGAGCTTGCGCTCATTGGCTTCTACTGAGTTCACATACAACCAAGCTACCGTTTCAGGTACAGCTACATTCGTTGGTGACGAACACGCCGCATTGGCTGTTTTGATCAACCGTGTTGCTAACTTGATCGCCCAACGTACACGTCGTGG